TATTGCGCAAGGCCGAAACGGTAGCGTGCGCAAGGCAGTTGAGCGCGCGTACAACCGAAGCGTGGGGCGCAAAGAGTCGGCGCCAATCGGACCCAAGCAGTGGAACGTGTGGGACGACTTTGTGGATCTAACAACACGGTGGGCAAGCAACTACTCGGTTAAGCCAGAACGTCAGGCGCGCAACAACAATGACCCAATCGACAAGCGCACGCCCAAGCAGCGCCAACAGGTTAGGCAGAAGTTTGTTCGCAACCGATATGGCGACGAGATTCTCAAGCGCGTGCCGTACGACCGGCTTACCGGCGAAGTATGGTGGAACTACAGCGAATTGATCGCGGAGAGCTTCTCAGACACCGAGCTTAATGGCGACAACGCAAGGCCGATAAGCAAAGAGATACACGCGCAGATGGTTTGGCAGCTGGAGCAGGGCAACGGCGGAATCAAGGCTGCGTTCCAACGCAAGAAGGGCAAGAAAAAGTGAGAGCGCAAGAGCCGGTACAGCCGACCGAAGAGGAAATCAAGGCTAGAATGCAGGAAAGCTTTGACTTCCAAATCTCCAGAGCCCAACAGGGACTTGGGGTTACGACAGAAACTGGCCTTAGCAGCAACACTGAGGAGGCACTGTTTCACTACGCTACAGACCTGTCGGCGGAAAGCCTTGCCACTGCCCAACTTGCACTGCGGCTGGATCTGTTAGGGGTTAACTTAGATGGCTAGAAAAACGCGCGACCCAGACAAGATCGTCCGCGACTGGAAAGGCCGGTTCTCGCGCACGGCGGGGCATAAGCAATCCGCTAATACCAAGGCACTGCGCAAGGGAATTACGGAACGGCGCGCAACAGTTGCCGAGGCCGCAGCAGAGTCGCGTAGACCGGCGCCAAACACCAAGCACGCCAGCTACATTCGCGTGCCTAGCCCAGACGCGCGTGCGAGCGTCGAAGACTACGGTATGCGCTACAAGCCCAGCAATGCGAAGGTCGTAGAGCAGGCCCGAGCTATGGACAAGAGCTTGTGGGAGAAGCTGCCGGTAAAGAAACTACCCGCGCGAACACCGTTGGAAGCCAACGAAGAAACGATCAAGCTGCGGCACGTCGCCAAGGTTGTTAACGGCGAAGAGGATTTCCGCGAGGGCTACGTAACTCAGCTGTGGCGCGCAGACGACGGCAAGCTGCATATCGTGGACGGGCATACGCGGACGGCAATGTACTACGCGCTTAACAAGCCCATGCCGGTGCAGATACTCGACGCAAAGACGTTGGCGGAGTTTACATCTGGCGTGCAAGACGTCAAGAAGGAAAGCCTCATCCCCGACAACGTGCATACGAGTCCCAAGATGCAAAGCAAGCTCCGCACTAGGGAGTGGAAGCTCGACAAAATGGGATTCGTGAACGACGTTGCCGGGTTCAGCACGCCTAGCCAAATAGCTGGCGAAGACAACCCCGCTATCGACGCACCGAAGCGCGCCGAGGTTCTGGAAGTTGCGGAAGAGGCTTTCGTCAAGGCTGTCGATGCCGCGCCAGAGATTCGCGCGAGTATGCGCCGAGTTGTCGCCGCCATGGGCGGAGATATGCAGCGCGAGTACGACGTTGAGCACGACGGAATCCCAACTGCCTCAAAGCAATTGCACTCCATCTACCGCAAGCTGCAAAAGGAGATGTTGGAGCAGGGCAAGGATGACCCCAAAGACATTGAGCTGAAAGACACCGTTCGATTTAGCGCAACGTTCGATGAAAGCAACTACGTCGATGCCGTTAACGAGATGCGAAAGGTGTTGGTAGAAGCCGGAAATAAGCAAATCAAACCTGCGCCGATTCTGAACGACGGCGCTGGCGGTTGGGAGCTTGGCGGATACCGAGGAATCAACTTTGCGTTTGAGTCGAGTAACGGCGTGCAGTTTGAGGTTCAGATACACACCAAGAAGAGCCTAGAGTGCGCGGAAATAAACCATAGGTACTATGACCTTTCGCGTAAGTCCGAGGCCGAAGTGCAAGAGGCTATGGACAGCGGCAAGGCGGAGAAGGCGACGGGTGTTCCGCCGAGCAAGTTCCCGACAGCGGCGCAGTACATTGGCGAACTTAACCGCATCATGAACGCTAACGCCGAACAGGTGCCGTTGCCTAGCGGTGTTGCCGTTATCGACAAGGATGGCAAGCGAAAGTTTGTGCTGCGCAAGACTTCTGGCAAGGAATACACAAGCGCCAGTACAGGGCAGGCAATAAAGAAACCATCGAAGCTATGGTGAAAGGCTAAGGGGCACAAGTGTTTTACTACTTTAACGGCGGCAACCTCGCCGGGTTTGAGAATGACCCGCAGGGCGGACCTGGCAGCGAGCCATGCGCTGCAGTTGTGTGGCGCAAGGGCGAAGGTGGCTGGGAATGGGTGCCTTACACCGAGCTATCGCTGTTCATGACGGTTGCTTGGAGCGGCGATTACGACTACGTTCCGCCCGACAAGCTTGAAGCAATTCAGAAACTAGTGGAGGCGAAAGGCTAACTGTGCCAACACTTCTGAACCCGTACCTTATTTACGACACACAGATCGACGGGCTGCCGTTGTGGCAGCCGAATGAGCGTACGCAGCAGCAGATTTTGGCAAGTGATGCTCGACACCGGCTTTGGTGTGCAGGCCGACGCAGCGGTAAGTCGGACCTCGCGCGCATGTTGATTCCCGAGGCGTACCGCGCGTACTTTATGCAGGACGAGCTACGCAGGCGGGGTATACGCATGGACTACTGGCTCGTGGGACCGCAGTTCTCTGATCCCGAGAAGGAATTCCGCGTACTGTGGAGAAGTGTTGAGCGACTTGGGATGCCGCTCGACAAGCCGGGTAGTTACTACGACCCTATCGGCATGAACATGCACATTAGTTTGTGGGACGGGTTGTTCCAAGTGCACGCGAAGTCTGCGCGCTATCCCGAGCAGCTTGTTGGTGAAGCGTTGCATGGTGTGTTTCTTTGCGAAGCCGCGAAGATGAAGCCGAGCATCTGGGTTAAGTACATACGCCCCATGCTTTCCGACTTTGACGGCTGGAGCATTCACAGCAGCACTCCCGAAGGCTTTAACCATTTCGCCGAACACTACGAGATGGGCCAAGACCCAAGCATACCAGAGTGGTTCAGCTTGCGTACGCCGTCGTGGTGGAATTCGCACGTCTTCAAGACACCGACGAACGATGAAGACGTAACGCGCATAATGGAATTAATGGACGAGCATCGTGGTGCGACACCGCACGCGCTCGCTAGCGCGTACAACCTTGTAATCGACAGCGAAGTGCTTGAGCTGATGACGGACCTAAGCGTCCCAATGTTCAAGCAGGAAATCATGGCCGACTTCAATGTCTTTATCGGCCAAGTGTTTTCGGACTACGACGAGGAATACCACGTAGCCGACCTAAAGTACAACGCGGGTTGGCAGACGTTCGCCGCAGTAGACTGGGGATACACAAACCCGAGCGTTTGGCTGCTAATACAGGTTGGTCCGTGGGGCGAGATTAACGTGCTGTCCGAGGTCTACGAGACGGGCATGACGGCGGTGCAGTTCGCAGACGAAATACTGCGGCGCGGACTATGCCCGCCAAACCTCCAGTGTTTCTATCCCGATCCCGCAAGCCCAGGCGACACAAGGATTTTGAGCGAAGCACTTAAGGTGCCGCACATGGGCAATACGGGCGGAGAGTTAGCGCACCGCATCGACTTAATCCGAAAGTCATTGCGGCAGAGCAGGGCTGATTACGACGGCGCGACAGCTAGCAAAAGCATGTTGGGCGAGTCTGCAGACTTTCGACCGCAGTTGATGTTTGACCGCAGTTGCATTAACACGCGGCGCGATATGTCGATGTACCGCTATCCCGACAACAGCGAAGCACCAGAGCCAGGGCGCGTACGCTTTGAGCAACCGCTGAAGAAGGACGACCATGGGCCGGAAGCGTTAGGCCGGTTCTACGCGGGTTTCTTTGGGGCGCAAAGCCTTTGGGGACAAGCGGGTACGCGCGTAACGAAGGCGAAGGTGTCTCGCAGTCGTCGGCACCTGATGAACTCTCCCGGCATTACTGCGGAAAGTGTTGGCGCGCAACCACTTACACCCAGCAATCCGCTTTGGCAGGCGGGGCACGATAACTTCTTCAGGAGAGGTAAGAATGAATAGCTTGTTGCCCGAGGGTATTCCCGAGATTGTCGATAACGCCAAAGGTGTTGCAGGCCATGTGCCTTGCCAGATCTACGCTATCGGCAACAACGGGCGCAAGTATAAGTTGGGCGACCCGGTTCCGCGCATGACGCTTGAGACTACTAATAAGGCGTTCGCTGCACTAGACTCACTAGCAGCGAAAGCCGGTGGGCTCAAGCGCATTTGGGTGGAGGTCTGCAACGATGCCATTTGATCCGAAGATTTACGACACTGCGCTGATTTCTAGTGTCTGCCAATCACATTGGCCGAAGTACATGAACCGCGCGTCGAAGCAACGGCAGACCCTTGCCAACATTCCGAACGAAGACGACAAGGCTCGCATTACCGCGTACGAGCTTTGGATGGATATGTACCGCAACCGGCCTGAGTTCTTCAAGATCGTCTGCCGCGACGACGAAGACGAAGAGGACGTGGTTGAGATTTACGTGCCGGGTGCGCGTAAGTTGATCGAAGCGACGAATCGTTTTCTCTGCGTTGACTTTGACGCCGTTGTGCAAGAGGACGTTGGGCAGGTAAGCGATCACCAGCTAGCGCAGGATTGGCTCGACAAGACGTTTAAGCGCGAGCGTTTCCATGCACGGTTCGCGCAGCAGAAGCGCAGTTGCATGATCAAGGGAGACGCAATCTGGCACGTTGTCGCGGAGCCATGGAAGCGACCGGGCGAGCGAATCTCGTTGGTAGAGTTGCCGCCTGAGCATTACTTCCCCATCGAAGACCCGAGTACCGGGCGCATTATGGGATGCCACATCGTAGACATTATCTCAAATCCCAGGAATACCAACGAGACTCGCAAGGCGATTCCCGACGAGCTAGCGCGGAGACAGACGTACCGGCGCGTTATCGACGCGAACGGCCACCCGAACGGACAGATCACCAGCGAGCTAACGCTGTGGGAAATCGGCTGCTGGGACGACCGCACCGACGACACCGCAGACAAGCTGAAGATGGTCGATACGGTTACTCCACAATTCGTTCTGCCCCAAGCTATTTCGCAGATTCCGGTGTACCACATTCGCAACAACCCGCCGCAGTTAAGCACATTCGGCATCAGCGAGATTGCCGGTGTCGAGTTGCTCATCAAGTCGATTAACCAGAGCCTGTCCGACGAAGACCTCACGCTTATTACGCAGGGGTTAGGTGTGTACTGGACCGACGCTGCTCCGCCTGTCGATGCCTACGGTAACCAAGTCCCATGGGACATTGGGCCTTCCAAGGTTGTGCAGGTTGGCGCCGAGGGACATTTCGGAAAGGTAAGCGGCACAAGCTCTGTCGCGCCGTACCAGGAACACATGAAGTACATGGACGAGCAGATGCAGCAAGGTGTTGGTGTGCCCGACATTGCTGTGGGCATGGTCGATGTGGCTACCGCCGAAAGCGGAATTGCGTTGCAGCTCAAGCTTGGTCCGCTGTTGGCGAAGAACGCGGAGAAGGAACTAGAGTGGAAGGCTGTACACGATCAGCTCTTCTACGACTTGTTCAACATGTGGCTTCCGGCGTACGAGGGAATTGAGCTTGACGTCGAAGTGCTTGCGGAGACGGGCGACCCTATGCCCGAGAATCGCACCACGAGAATCGCTGAGTTACAACAACTTTGGGATATGGGCATTATGCCGGTCGAGAAGTTGTATATCGAACTCAACGAGCTTGGCTACGACTTTGAGGACGGCGATTTTGAGCAGGCGGTTGCCGACAAGACTATGGCAGCCGGTGCGCAGATGGGCGGAGCGTTCGATCAGCCGGGAGACGGCACTAGCTTTGACCAAGAGCTAGCGGACCTGCAAGAGCCGGAAGACCCGTACGCACAGCAAGATCCCAACGCGCAGAGCAACTTTGGTGGATACAACCTTCCGCCACAGCAAGCTCCGCCGAGCAACAACGGAGCGAAGAAAAACGGTTACAGCTTTAGCGGTGTAGGCCAATAGTCATGGCGCGCAAGGGAAAGCGTAAGAGCAGCGGATACAAGTCCAAAGCTCAAGTGCGCTGGGCCTTTGCCACCAAGCAGCCGTTCGCTCGACGCTGGGCGCGAGAAGCGAAGCGCAAGGCGGGAAAGAAAACGTGGTTTCGTAAGCTGCCGAGGCGGAAAGGGGCACCGAAGCGTGGCAAGGCTTAAACCCAAATACACTGAGCCGTATGGCTATCGGAAGAACTGGTTTGAGCGGTACATGGGGCTAGAAGGCCGCATGAAGTCCCGAGTGTTCCGCGAGCTATGGGCTGCTGCGGGTGCGGCGAAGGCGATTACCGACTCGACACTTGGCGACAACCGCGTAAGCCGTATCGCAACGCGCGGCCAGCTTTCGTTGGTGCGCAAGGAGATTCACGAAGTCATTAACGTGCTGTTCCTCGACAAGATCAAGCGAATTCTGGTCGATGGGCGATACGACGCGGCAGAGGCCGCTATGCGCGCACGGCTGAACGATGACAAGAAGTACCTAGTCGAAATCTATCGGCTGCAAAATCCCAGAGACTACAAGGCTTTTGAAGCCGCGCAGATTGCGCAGGCACGTCGCAACGTCGATGCCATGATGCGCCGCGTAACAGGCGAGAGCTACATACCGTTAGCCCAAAGTGTTTACCGCAGTAGGGATTTGAGCCGTGGCTACGTAGACCGAATCATTAACGTCAACCTTGCTCGCGGCGCCAGCGCGCGCGATTTGGCGAAGCAAGTGCAGGACAGCATCAAGCCGACCGTACCAGGCGGAGTAAGTTACGCGGCTATGCGTCTCGCGCGTACGGAGATTAACAATGCCTTCCATACGCAAGCTATGTCGGACATTGAGGACAATCCCTTTGTCGGACAAGCGGTTTGGCATCTGAGTGGCGTGCACAAGCCTGATCCCGGCGACCCTTGCGAGAAGTACGCAGCTATCGGAACGTTCGACAAGGACAAGATTCCATTTAAGCCGCACCCGCACTGCCGTTGCTTTATCGTCCCAAAGACCATGGAATGGAGCGACTTTGAGACCGCGCTCATGCGGGGAGATTTCGACCGTGGTACAGAAGCACAAATTGCCTAACTCAAATCGTGCGCAATCCGGCCTGGATGCGCTACACTCGCAGCAACCGAAAGGAATGTCTTGAGTAACACCGAAGCCAACGGGCAAGCGCAAGAGGGCACCGCAAATAGCGATCCCAATTCCAAAGGCGCAGAAGGCAATTCGGAGACCAGCACTGTCGATGACGTGTTGGCAGAAGACGCCAAGTACGAGCAGGAACGCGCTAACGCAATCAAGATGAAGTCCGAGCTTACGTCGGCGCAGGAACAGCTTGAGGCAATGCAGCGGACGCAGCGTACCGCCGAGGAAAACCAGAAGCGCGATATGGACCGGCTCAAGAAACTTGAGACCGAGTTCGATCAGTTCAAGAAGAGCACGTTTTTGGAACTTGCAATCGGCAAAGAGACGAAGTTCGATTGGCACCCGAATGCCATTGCCGACGTTCGCAATTCGATCGACTTCACCAAGGTTGTCTTCAGCGAACTGAAGGACGGCGCAATGACCGTCGAAGGTTTGGACCTTGAGCTGAAGCGCATTGCGCAGGAGAAGCCGTACCTGCTCAAGCCCAAGGCGGAGGGGCAAGGCAGCCGCTCCAAAGACCAGGGCGCACAAGACAATTCGCCACAGAACATTCCGAGCGGGGCGCACCCGTTCGGTAGCTCGACTGGCGGCAAGACCGCCGACACCGATTTGCTCAAAAAGTACAAGATCGCCTGAGAGGGTTAAGAAATGACCGCACCTACACTTCCGCCGCTGAACAACCGCGACGTGCCCGACCACTCGGGTGTGCCTGCTGGTACCGGCAAGGCGCGTTACGACAAGACTGATCCTTACGGCGGCACCTTCCGCGCGTATCTCGCCCAGGATTGGCCACCGAACTTGGTAGGTAAGGTAATTGGCGTCAGCATCGACGCTGCCGGGAAGCTTGTTCCTGGAGCTAGCGGCAAGAGCGGCCTTGTCGGTGTGATCGTGCTTACGCAGGCGCACCGTGTTACCGAGGGCCAGGTTGACGTTATGCGGTTCGGCTGCATCGTCGGTTTTCAGCCGACTAAGTTCGACTATTCTGAACCGCCAAAAGTAGCGAACGCTGCGGAAGATACTGCTGCTGCTGGCACAAAGTATTTCGCAGACGCAACAACCGGAATCGTTTCCGCCAAGACGAGCGGAGTTTACGTCGGTACTACTCTCGGTGCCGACCGTCTCGAAGTTAACGTCAAGCTTTCGTAATCTGTTGGTCCTCAAGGTAATTCAGGAGTAAGAAATGGCAAACACTGGACAGGCCAACACCGGCATGTTGACTCAGGCTGACATTGTCACCAAGTCGTCGGACGGCATCGACCTCAACGATCTCTGGATCGAATTCCAAAACGTTACAACGCTTTTCAACCAGCACAAGGCTGGCTTGATTTCGATGCTGACGTTCTCGGTTACGTCGAACATCGAACTGGTTCCGCAGATCGGTGATCTGGTTTTCGAGGAAGCGTCGGAGTTCGGCATTCCTCGCGCCGGGAACACCAACATCAACTACTACCAGCTTGCGTACGACTTCAAGGACTATGATCTGCGGATCGGCTACACCTGGAAGTTCCTGCGTGACGCGAACAGCGCGCAGATCCAGACCATTCATACCAAGGCTTTTGACGCCGACCGCGAGTTGGTCTTCGGCAAGGTCATGGAGGCAGTGTTCGACAACCGCACTCGGTTGGCGCGCATCGACGGTCTGCAGTACAACGTTCATCCGTTCTACAACGCAGACGGTACTGCCCCGCCCAAGTACAAGGGCGTGACATTCGACGGGAATCACTCGCATTACAAGTGGTACGCAAGTGCAACACTTGATCCCAAGAATGTCGAGGATGCAATCCGCGATCTGCAGTCGCATGGCTACGGACGCGACAGCGGCACGCGCGTCGTGATCTTCGCTAACAGCGGCACGGTTGCAAACGAGATTATGCAGTGGCGGCGTGGGGCTATTCCCCCAGGAGCCGGAAAAACTTTGGCAGACGCGCCCAAGTACGACTTCATTCCCTCGGTCGATCAGCCTGCGCAGTTCGTTCCGAATGGTGGTCTGCTGGGCGACGTTCCGCCGAATCGCTGGAATGGTCTCGTCGTGGAAGGCAGCTACATGAATGCCTACGTCATTGACGAGCCGACCATTCCTCCCGGCTACGCGCTCGTATTGGCAACGGGCGGAGCAGGTTCCGCCGAGAACGTTGTCGGTGTGCGCGAGCACGCTTCGCCAGAATGGCGTGGGCTGCGGCTGCTGCCGGGTAACCAGATGCGTTACCCGCTGCTCGACAGCTACTACATGCACGGTTTCGGCACCGGCATTCGTCAGCGCGGCGCAGGCATCGTCATTCACTTTGCCGCTGCCGCAAAGGAATACGTGCCACCTGCTCAGTACACCGTTGGCAACACTGGCTACGACGTGAATAACTCGCAGTCGCAGGCGTACATCAACACTCCGTAGTTAGGGGCAGGAAACAGCATGGCGCTTGATCTTGATCCATTCTCGCACGCTTACACTGCGGAAGAGATTGCTCATCTGAAAATGGCTTCGGATAGCTACAGTCTCGGGATCAATCGCCAGCTGTTTCCTGCCAACTACGCACCGCCGCAACAGCTTTCGGTTACTGAGTCTTTGAACAATCTTCCTGGTGAGTTTGTCGATGGGCATAACCCGTACGTGGAACCAAAGCATGTTCCGGTGCACTGCAACGGTTTTGGTGACGCACCGGCAGACGTAGTGGAAGAGATTACACCACTTACCGTCGAGGAACTACGCGCGGAGCTAGACGCTATCGGTGTTGCTTATGAGAAGGGCGCAACGAAAACCAAGCTCCGCGACACGCTCGCGGTTGCTTGGGCTGCAATGTAAGGTGGTGTAATGGTTTCCGTACCGGGCAGCAGCACCACTAGCACTACTACGACGACGACAACCAACGTTGTCCAATTCCCTACTCTGCCAATGCAATTGGCCGGCCCCATTCCATTAACGGATGCCATTGCCGACATTATTATCTCTACATACCTTCCCGCCGAGGCTATCGACTACGGCTGGGATGCTGCGCTTGTAAAGACACGTTGGGCCGGTAGCATCTCTGCGACCGTACGGCTGTATTGGCTTATGCGCGTTAACGATACGGCGAGCTATATCGACATTAGCGAGCCAGGTGGCAGCTTCCAACTTACCAAGCAGTGGCAGCAGGCGAAAGCAATGCTTGAGTACTGGGACGGCGTAATTCTCAAAGAGAAAACTACCGAAAGGGTAGCCGCCTCAACATCTTTCGGTTCCATTCGCGCGCGTAGGCGGGGGAACAACGATGGTTGTTGCTAGTAACCCTCCGCAGCCGCCGCAGTTTGCGCGCGGCAGCGTGCCCGTTACAGGGCAGCACAGTACCTCCGCAGCCGACCGACTAACGCAGACAATGCGCAAGGCGTACGACATTTACCTCGGCATCCGTGGAATCGAAATTATTCTTATCCCTGGCACCGGGCAGAAGGTTCCGAAGCCTGGAGGCGGAGCGGACTACGTTGCCGAACCACCAAGGGCCGCACAGATTTTCGTACTTAGCCAGATCGACACCGGGGATGCAAAACAGCGAAGCATGTTGGACGAGAACATAATTCGGCGCCAGCGGTTCTACCTCACAGGCCGGTACGACGTTGTTATGCGCAACGGCGACGAGTTTGAGTTCAAGGGTATGCGCTACACGTTAGAGAACGTGGACTACTCCAAGGACTACAAAGTTACCGCCGAGGTATCCGCTTACCCAGGAGATTTCGGCCATGGCTAAAGTCGAGTTCAAGCTAGACACCGTGCGAATCTCCAAGGCGGCCAAAGCACTTGGGCCGAAGATCGAAGACCGCGTAAACGCGACGATGATCTTTGGTGCGGCAAAAGGCATGGAGCATATGAAGTTAAACGCTCCCTGGACCGACCGCACGGCTAACGCTCGCGCGGGATTGCATACGGTGCCGTACGTCGCGGAGAAGCACAAGACGATTACATTTGCGCATACGATGAGCTATGGCATTTGGCTTGAGGTCTGCAACAACGGCAAGTATGAAATTATCATGCCGTCCGTTCTGCATAGCGGTAAGGCGATCATGAAGAGCCTTAACAACACACTTGGCAACATGCCGAATCCGAGAGGACGCTAATGGCTCGGGATGCGGTGTGGCACTTACTAGTTGACGATCCAAAGCTGCCGACGCTTATGGGCGTTACGCCTGCGGATATGCAGAGCTTAGTTATTCCGAACTTTGCAGCGGACCAGCGGCCCGGTAACGGTAAGGTGCCATTCGTTGTAATTCGTTGGGGCGCAGACGATTACGACGAGGGTTTCCTAATCAACTTTCGCCGGTTCGATCTGTACGTACACGTTCCGTGGGATGCATCGACAGACTTCAATCGAATCGACTTGATACTCAACAGGTTTGATGAAATCTTTGAGGCTGCAACGGCGAATCAGCAGACCGCAGCAGGCGACGACTACATTCTGCACTTTGTTCAAAGCGAAGGCAGGAGTGGCGATTTCAAGGACGACGGCTACGAAACGATCTGCAGATACGCGAGCTACAAAGCACTCTCTAGCAAGGCACATCAGGTACAATCTGCAATCGGAGGTATCTAACGCATGATCGACAGTATCCAGGGCGCAGAGTCGTTGGCAGACAAGGCATCTCGCTTTGTCGCGCCGGAAGTGACTGTCGCTAAACGGGATTCGGGTCGATACGTCAAATACCTTGGGCCGGAACACAATCGGGCAACGGAAAGATCCATTTCGCCGTCCGACTGGGCCGAGGTTGGTGTTGTTACCGACGTTACGAATGTTTGGGACTGGCGCAACGAGTACCTGTTGAGCGAAAGTCTTTTCACACCAGCACAATTGAACTACCTTCTAAACGTCGATGGTTTCTTTAGCTCCGTGGAGGTAAAGTGACCATTGCTATCGAAAGCCTTGGGCTGCATATGAGCGAACCGAGCGCGGAGGTTGAGGCGCGGTGTGATGGTCGTATGCACTTCAAGGTTGTCGATGGGCGCATCCAGGTTAAGTGTACTCACCTGGCTTGCACGCGAGGCAATTCCGTTGTGTTCCACTACTTTTCACCTGAAGGTATTTTGATCGAAACGCTTCGGGTGCAAGACCCAAGCATGAAGTTGCGTTCCAACGAAAGGAAAACCCAACAATGACCGCTCCGACTCCGCCTGCTGCGGCGGCACTTCCGCACTCGTTGCCGTACGGTCTGCGTAAGGTTGTCATCACGCCTTACACCGACGCCAACGGCACAATCCTGAGTAGCACCAGCTACCAGTTCCCGATTGCCCAGACGCTATCCTTCAGCGAGACTGAGGAATTCGATGAGCTGCGCGGCGACGACCGTCTCGCTGCTATCCACGGACGTGGCGCCGAAGTCGATGGCAGCATCGAAGGCGGCGGTATCTCTATCCAGATTTGGTCGCTGATTACCGGCGGTCAGATCGTGGAGACGGGCACTGCGCCGAATCGCCAGAAGCGTCTGAAAAAGAAGGGCACCGACGCGCGTCCGTACTTCCGCGTCGATGGCCAGATGATCTCCGACTCGGGCGGAGACGTTATCGCTCGTATCTACCGCTGCAAGTGCAACGGCAAGATCCAGGCTGAGTTCCGTTACGGCCAATTCCAAATTACCTCAACGGATTTCAAAGGCACGCCGCTGCAGAGCGACGGCGAGGACTGGCTGTACGAAATCATTCAGAACGAGACCAAGACCACGCTGTCGCTCACGCCGGAAGCTAACCCGCTTCCGACTCCGAGCAACCTCGGTGTTGGTGTCGTGGCTGCTACCGAAGTTGCCTTGACCTGGGATGCTGTCGCAACTGCGACCGGCTACAAGGTCGAGCAGTCTGCGGACGGCAAGACCTGGACTGCGGTTACGAAGGCGAATGGCGGCGAGCCAACCACCAACTCTACCAAGGTCACTGGTCTTACCACCAAGACGGCGTACTACTTCCACGTCAAGGCCATTCTCGGCGGCGTGGATACGGGTGCGTCGGCAGCGGTTACCGTTACTACGAGCTAAACCAAAGGGGTTACGGTGCAGCGCAAGGGAACTCGCGTTAACCCAGCCCTGGGAGACCAAAGCGGAATTCCGATTTCGCGCTTGCGAGCGAAAGCAAACAAGCGGCGCGGCGACTACATTGCCGCGCGTCGGAAGACCAAAACTCTCCCAGGTGGGCGAATCGTTTCCCTTAACGTACTCCCGCATAACCACCGCAAGCTCGACTGGTCGGATGGAGTTCAGCAGGGACCGGCAACGGTTACCCTGCTAACTCCGCCCGTACCGACTTCCCTTGCGGGAGCGACACTTTGGCCGACAGGCGGAGCATTCGTCAGCGGAGTAATCAAAGCGGGTCCTTTGCGATTTGATGGAGGTGCAGTCAAACCAGTTGGTAGATACGAGCCAGATGGAAACCTCGGCGGCGCAACGCCTTTCGTTTCTCCGATTATTGTCGATGGCGGAAAGGCCGCATAATGGTTTACCAGATTCAAGTTCGTCGCGGCACCCAGGCAGAGTGGGAGGCACTTACCACTGCACCAAAAGAGGGTGAGCCTTGCTTTGCAATCGACACTAAAGTTCTCAAAGTCGGTGACGAGACGACACTTTGGAAAGACCTGCCGCCTGTCGGCGGAGTCGATCTGACGAAAGTTGTTGGTAGTAAACCGACTTTCGCAGATTTGCCGAAGCCCACGGACCCAACTCCGCCAGTTACCGGACAGGGCTACCTCGTAACTGCAGATGGTAAGGTCTACACCTGGGATGGTACATCGTACGGCCATGGACTTCCGTTTGTGGGACCAGAGGGTCCACCAGGACCGGATGGTGTCGATGGTTTCGATGGTGCCCAAGGCGAACCGGGCGCAGACGGTTTAGATGGCGCAGACGGACAGGATGGCGCCGAGGGACCGCAAGGCCCAGCGGGACCGCTTGGGCCGCAAGGGAATCCAGGAATTCAAGGCCCAGCCGGGACAACGGGCGCAGCCGGTGCTGACGGCAAAAACGGAAAAGACGGAACAAATGGTTTAGTTGGTCCGCAGGGTCCAGCAGGCCCAGCTGGTCCTGCGGGTGCGTCGGGTCCGCAGGGTTTAGCGGGAGTTGCTGGCGCACAAGGGATTAAGGGTGAGAAGGGCGACAAAGGTGACACCGGCGCAACTGGTGCCGCTGGAGCTAAAGGTGACAAAGGCGATACTGGTCTGCAAGGCCCAGCAGGTGCCGGTCTGAATATCGGCGGAACAGTTGCCAATTACGCTGATCTGCCAAAAGGATTGACAGCAGGCAATGCTGGCGCTGCATACACGGTTGGCGACAAGCTTTACGTTTGGAGCGGGACAGCTTTCCCGGCAGACGGGCATGGCAGCGAGTTTCGCGGACCTGTCGGGCCGAAAGGTTTAGACTCGACAGTTCCTGGTCCTGCTGGAGCCACCGGACCCGTTGGGCCGCAAGGGGTTAAGGGTGACAAGGGCGATACTGGTGTCCAGGGAATCCAAGGGGAACAAGGGATTCAAGGATTAAAAGGCGACCAAGGCGTCCAGGGAATCAAGGGCGATAAAGGTGAGAAGGGCGACAAAGGTGACGTTGGTGCTGCAGGCACAAACGGAACCAGCGGTAAGGACGGGACGAACGGAGTCGATGGTGCTGTCGGAGCAACCGGCGCAGCTGGGGCCAAGGGCGACAAAGGTGACAAAGGCGATACTGGCGCTGCTGGTGCCGACGGCAAAGATGGTGCAGCGGGTGCGACTGGCGCTAAGGGCGAAAAAGGCGACAAGGGTGAGACTGGCGCAGCAGGGGCAGGTCTTCAAATCGGTGGAACTGTTGCCGCTTATGCTGACCTTCCGACAGGGCTAACCGCCGCAGACGCGGGGAAGGCGTACACCGTTGGAGACAAGCTTTACGTCTGGTCTGGAACAGCATTTCCCAGTGCTTCCAAGGGAACTGAGTTTCGCGGACCCGCTGGACCGGCAGGCGCAGACTCGACAGTCGCGGGGCCAAAAGGCGACAAAGGTGACAAGGGTGACACTGGTGCCGCCGGTACAAATGGTGCGGACGGTGCTACCGGAGCAGCCGGTCCCAAGGGTGACAAGGGTGACGTAGGCCCAACTGGCGCAACAGGTTCCGCTGGCGCGAAGGGCGACAAGGGTGATACCGGAGCGTCTGGGCCCAAGGGTGATAAAGGTGACAAGGGCGACAACGGTAAGGATGGCGCCAAGGGAGACCAAGGGATTCAAGGGATTCAAGGAATCCAGGGTGTCCAAGGTGTTCAGGGTGCTGCGCTCGACATTCGCGGTACGGTGGCGAATTACGCTGCGCTGCCTGCGAAGCCGTCTGTCGGAGATGCGTACGTAAACGCTGCGGATGGCAAGCTGTACTTCTTTGATGGCAGCGCATTCCCGCTCGACGGCAAAGGCGTTCCGTTCCAGGGACCAGCTGGGCCGCAAGGAATTCAAGGTTTGCAAGGCCCCAAAGGTGACGCGGGAAGTGCTGGGGCACAAGGGATTCAGGGTCCAAAGGGCGACAAGGGTGATCAAGGACCAGCGGGTGCTGCCTCGACAGTCGCGGGTCCGAAAGGCGCACAAGGCCCACAAGGGTTGCAGGGGCCAGCTGGCGCGCAAGGTCCGCAAGGCCCAGCCCCTGTTTTCAAGATTTGGACTGGCACCGCAGCGCAGTACGCGGCAATCGCAACTAAGGATGCTTCTACCGTCTACGTGGTGAGCTAATGCCAACATACGCAGGCGGCGGGAGGAGGATCGCTAACGTCTACATTGGCCGAACACCAGCTACCGCAATGTATTTGGGCGCCAAGAAGATTTGGCCAGACGTGCCTGCGCCGACTATCTCCGCAACTGCTCCGCCGAAGGCGCACCCTGGTAGCTCGGTAACGATTACGGGCACACACCTTTCGGGCGCAACGGTAACTGTTGGTGGAGTGCCCGTTACGGCTCAGACGAAGGATGGCAGCATTCTATTCGCTATGCCAACGGAGTCGGGTGCAGGCGCGAAGCCAATTGTTGTTACTACGCCTGGTGGTTCGGCAACATCGACCATTACATACTTCCTACCGCACGCGGAGGAAACGAAAGAGTTTTCCGCAGGCGGTAGCTACACCATCCCCGACTGGGCAGACGCTATCGACATTATTTGCCTGGGCGGTGGCGGTGGCGGACAGGCTGGCGGCGCGGCGAACGCTAACGGTACTGCGGGTCTGCCGGGAATGTTTGGAACCGACACTATTGACGTAACGGCGTTGCGCGGCACTGCGCTGCGAGTAACTGTCGGTGCAGGCGGTAATGGCGGTCCTGGTCCGCTCAAAGGTGTTGGTGCGCCTGGTACTGACTCGACGGTTGCCGGTACAGGTGTTCCCGCAGTAACAGGCAAGGGTGGCGTTCCCGGTGCTACTGGTTTGGTTAGCGGCATTCGACAGCCGAAGAGCGCACATACAAACCACTACAACGGAAAGACGTACACCGTTCCCGCGACCGGGACTGTTTTTGATCCATGGGCAACAGTCGGAAGTGTCCAAAAGGCAATGGGCGCAGGCGGTTGGGGCGGCGGCGGAGGTCTGTTCGGCGGCGGTCCTGGCGGCAAGGGCGGCGCAGGGCACGTATGGATTCGCGCCTACCAAATCGTTAACACTGTTCGACCCGGTAATCCCGATTTTGTTCCAGTCCTCAAACAATTTACCGCTGCCGGTGCCGCAACCTTCACAATCCCTGCCGATTGCTGGGTGATGGACATTGTCTGCCTGGGTAGCGGTAAAGGTGGGCAGAGCGGCATGGCAATGATGGTTTCTGGCGCGGGTGGCGACCCTGGCGAATTTAACTCTGTGACAATTACACGCGGCACAGAAATCCCGAAGACCACAACGACCTTAAGTATCAATGTTGGTGCTGGCGGGAAAGCGGGACTTGGAACTTTGGGCACCCCTGGTGGAAATGGTAATCCTACGACCGTCAGTGGCGCAGGCTGGGCTGGGATTCGTGCCGCTGGCGCAACTACTGATCTTGGTGTCGGTTCGGCCTTTACTCAGGCGGTCGGAAAAATTAATCAAGGTGGCCGAACGTATGTTGGCGGTGCCGCAAATAACGTATTTGGTGCAGCGGGTAAAGCACCGGGCGGTGGCGGAGTTGGTGGTGCGGGTGACGTTCTCGGCGGTCACGATGGAGGTGCGGGTGCACCCGGCAGCGTTTGGATTTACTGCTATTAAGGGCACCTAGCTGCTACAATATCGGCAAGTAAAACGTGAGATCCCAAGGAGGACAACACAAATGGCAGAGACCATGTGCACAAAAGCCGCAGATGGATTTAAGTGCTTTCGACCCGAAAGTCACGAAGGCCCATGTGCGCTAGCACCTTTCGCAGAAACCGACGAGCAAGTCGCGGAGACAACCGACACCGGCTCGTACGCAATTCTGAAGGGCGACAAGCCTGTTCACTACGGCTGGGTTAAGCCGCGCGAATTCGACGCGCGTCTGCCAAGCGGCAGCATCGTTCGCTTGCGAGTTCTCAACCGCGCCAGACTCGTTGAGCTAAACATCATGGAGATGCTCGACAGCTTTACGCCGGAAATTCTGCAGTCGCTTTCGGCGGGGCAGGTAACCGAAGATCAGACTGCGCAGGCAATGAACGAAGCACTGCTGGACAAGGATCGCCGTGAGGCACTTCTTGGTCCGGTGAATCGTGTTGTGCTTGCCGCAGTTGTGCAGCCCAAAGTTGTCGAGCATGGGCCGACGAACGAAACGCAAATCAATGTTCATGACGTCGAACTGGAGGACCGACTCGCAATTTTCGGTGTGGCTTTCGCTGATCAAGTCGAAGAGTTGAAAAGTGTGGTCGCAGAACAGAAGGTCAGCGTG